ATCCACGACGCAAGACTCGGAACAAGGCCAACAATCCAGCTAACAATTTGACCAGCAATCGGGATAAAAATCGGAAAGGCAACTGCCAAAGCGATAACGCCGCCGAAGCCCAGAAACGCATACATGCGACGGCCCCAGCTTTTATTGCGCTCAAGTTCGTATTTTTTTCCATAATCAATAAGCTCCAGTTCAAGTTCCTTAATTCGACCACTGATAACCGACTTGTCGGATTGAAGACGCAAAATCTCGGAATCCTTTTCGCCAAGCGCTTTCTGAGCGCTAGTCCTGTCCGTCTCGTTCTCCGAAAGAAGGCCAGCTACAATCCCTTGATACCTGATAGTCTCACCGTATTCAGGTTGAGGCAATAGAACTTTTGCTTTTTCATTAAACAGCTGCGCGACCCGAACCGCTCGGTTCGTTTGCGGAGCGGCCTGAAGAGCAAATCCGGTTGCCATCGTGTTCAAGGCGGTCTTCTGCTCGATCTGGCCCGTCACCTTCAGGAGTTCTGTCGACTGATGATTCGCCCTCTGGTTGAACCTTGTGCAGCCAGATACCAATAAAACCACTAGTAAAATCAAGCATTTCATTTCCATAGCCGAACAACGATTGATCCGATAGCCCCAGCTATTGCGCCTACCGCACCAGCCGCGCCAGCAGACATCCAAGACCGCTGCTCTAAGCGGTTAATGCGGGCGTCGTGCTTTTCAATTACAAGGAGAACCCTGTCAAACTTTTCAGCATCAGCAATCTGGCGCTCTTCAATGCGGGCAATCATAGTTTCTAGGCAGTCAGTCATAAGTTAGCTAAAGAAAGGCGTTTGCGAAGGTCTTGAATCTCAGCAACAAGGTTGGCTATAACCTCGGATGACGAGGCTTGCATGGACTGGTAGACAATGCCGTCCTTAATTCCAGAAACGGAACCCGGTGACACATCAGCAAATTCGTGGGCAATAAACCCGCAGCCCCTTGTTCCGTCCGATTTCCAGTTCCAAGTTGTAGGTTTCAAGGCATCAATAAACGCACCGGAACCCGACAGTGGAGCTTGATTGTCTTTGAGTCTGTAATCAGACGATGTATTAAACGTAGTTGCAGTCGGGCCGCATACAACGGAACCAACGTTAGCCGTGGCGTACCTAAACAGCATCGGGCTATACGTATTAGGGCTGACTTGGGCGGCGTCAACTAAAATACCAACCCCGTTTATTGCTGATTGAACAGTAATAAGATCGTAGCAAGTGGTGTAGCCGTTAACGGTAAGTGCGCTAAATCGACCAGTAGACGGCGTAGTAAAGCCGATTGGGGTTGGGGAAGTAAAAATATCGCCAACGCTGATCTTCTTAGTTGAGCCAAGAAGAGACTGGGCTGTATCGCTTACGTCAAGAGCGATAAGCATATCGCCAGTCGCAACAGTCGAAAACGAGGTAAGGTCTGAAATTTTCTTATTTGCCATAACAAATCACCATCCCCATGCGGTTTTAATTTGCTTCTTAGAGTAATTGCTACGAAAACGGCTTCCCTTTTCGCACTCCGACCTGTGATAGCCGCCCTTAACCTTCTCGCTCATGCCCTCCTCCTTCACCGAGCCAGTAGAAAAACTAGCAGCGCTGATTAGGCGCTTAGAGTTTTTGGGAGCTTTGTCTTTTCTTGAGCGGTGGAAAACTTCAACCACTTCGCCTTCAGGCGTTTCGTACTCAATGAACGGCATAGGCTATCGCGTTGATTTGCTTCCTGAACAATGCCACTTTTTGCGAGACAGGTTGTTCGGGGAGTTGGGATCGCTTTTCCAATCGCCTTTAATGTTAGCCGAACGAGCGCAATAAGCATCGCCCTTAGCTGTGCCAGGCCTAATCCTGTCTCCACCGTCTTTCGCTAGGCCAGCCTGACCAAACCGGACGGTTTTAGTCCGACCAGTCTCAGGGTTTTTAACTGTTTTAGAAAATCGCTTTTCCATAAATCATTCTCCAGCAGAGTCTTCATCAGCCATCATAGCCAAATCCAACATCTCCTCGCGCCCGCCGCCCTCTTCAGCGTACGTAGCCTCCTCGCCGTTCACAGACTGAACTTCAACGTGGGCTGTTTCGCCTTCAATGGACTTCACGACGCCCATTACGTTTTGCAGCGTAACAGTATCGCCGGATTCAGGAGTCATGACTTCGCCGTCTTCACTGCCGCTAGTAAGTGCTTTAAGTGGTATAGAGATCATACAGGGACAACCTTTCTTTTTGTGGGATTTTCCAGCAACCAAGGGGGTGGGGCCGCCCGCCCCACCCCCGATGATTATAACTGTTACGCCTTTATCGTGCATACAATGCAACTACGCAGGAGGAGGCGGTGTAGGCGGTTCCATTCATGCCACGTAACCGGATTTGCTGCGGAAGACGCAGTAATAAGCAGGGTTCAAACGCAGAGTCGCCCAGTAAGACTTAAAGCCTACGGTAACGGTCTGGTTGAGCGGATCAGCCTTATCAGCGGAATCCGTGATAATGACCTTAGGCGACATCGGACTGTCACCAGTGAGCATCGGAACGCCATACGCATCACCACCCAGGAAGAACGTCGTGTAGATTTTAGCACCAGTCGCAAGGCTGTTAAGGCCGGAAGTGCTATAGACGTAGCGGTCGGTAACCGTATTGCTGCCTAGGTTAATAAATGGATTAGTCGTCTCAATAAACTTAACGCCGTAGAACGAACCGATCTCGCCCTTATACAAAGCCTGCACATTGCTACGTGTTGCAGCAGTGATCCAGTCAGTATCACGCTGCAAGTCGCGGGAAACTTGGGGGGCAACAACAGCAATGTAAGAGCCGCCAATTTCAGGAGCACGATTGATTTTCAGGTTCGTAACCGCATCCAAGACGTCCGACGCAGCCATCTTGGAAGTAGCAGCCGTATCTGCGTTGAGAAGAGCAAACGTAGTTGAGGCGCCAGCATACCGCTCAGTCAGGACATCGCTGTTGTCCAGCGCGGACGGGTTGTTTTCACTCGCGCTGCCGTCGGCTTTCGATCCAACAAGAGTATTGCGGGTGATCGTGTCAAAGTGCAACGCAGCATCTTCAGCCGTAGACTTGGACGCCTGCTCTAGCGCGTTAAACAAGCCAGACGCAGTAAGAATATCGGTAAGTCCGATAACCTGACCATACTGGGTGAGGGTCTTTGAAATCGATGCAAGAGCAAGTGCGCGATAGTTACCCGAAGTAATCGCAGTGCCTTCCGTCAATCCGTAGATGCTGGTGGTAGCGGGAACACCAAAGCGGAACATGGTGATGGTCTTATTCCCGTGCTTGTTAGGAAGGGGTGCCTTCTTAGCAAATTGATCGAGAATAAGAGCTTGCTTTGCGTAAGACAGCAATTCCTTGCTGAAATAGTTTTGGTACTGACCACTAAGTGTGGAGGAGCTTGTAATGGGCATAATATTTTATTTCCAAGTTAAGTCATTTGTCAGCGCGTGTTGTCGAACTCTTCCGCCATAGACATAAGACGATCTCGCTGCTCAGAACTTGAGAGCTTGTCGAAGGTCTTAGCGCCCTGCGGTTGCCCAACTGCAACGCTGCCGCCAATAGACAGTTTTTTCTGATATTTGTTTAACTCCTCGCGGAGTTGGTTTACTTCGGCTTTAGAAGCCTCAAATTCCTTGCCCTTCTTGCTCATCGATACAGCCTCGTAGGCGTAAGTTAGTCCGTCCGGATCTTTGGTTAGAACAGGAAACCGCCTAAGAAGGTCAAGCATACCTAGGTAGGTTGCTGATTTCTCATCCTTAAGGTCTGGATCTTTTTCAGCAAGAGTCGTGTAGTTCTGAATCCATTTCTGGTTGAACTCCCCAGCGGATCTATCCCGCCTAAATTGGCTCTCGGCCTGCTTAAGACTCTCAGACTTACCTCGCGCCATCGCTGCAAGCTCGGCATCCCCTTCCGCATCAAACCGCTTAGCGGCATCATCGTAATCCTTTACGGTATGCCCTTTTACGTCCCGAAACTCAGAGTCAGGTGACGCTTTGGCTTTAGTGAACTGATCCCTCTCACTTTGGAGTCGGGACTGCTCAGACTGAAAGACCTCACGCTCCTTTTTTAACGCCTCTTTATCAGCGTTAAGCTCGCTCCAAGTCTTATTCTTACGTTCTTCGTTCGCTGCAAACTTGCTTTTAGGCTTAGAATCCTTCAGCAACTCGCCTTCCTTAATTTCCTCAACAGGAGACGTAGCGGACTCCTTCGCGGGTTCAGCATCAGGCTTTGAAGGGCTGTTCGCGGACGTATCCGCAACGCCTTCATCTTGCTTCGCTGCCTCTTGAGCAGTAAAGCCACTCGACGCATCTTGCACTTCAGCATCCGCTAGAAGTGATTCCCGTGTTAGAACTGCTGTATCTTCCATTGTTGTCTTGTGCTAATCTCGTTCGCAGGCCGCACCTTCCCGCGCCCGTTAACTTGGAACTCTTCACTCGTTTGGTCGTCGAGTCCCCATCTCGACCAATCGAAATTATTCAGCTTCGGTATCCTGAACCTCCGTCAGAGATTCAATAAAAGAAACGCAGCCTCTGAAACCATTAGCATAGCCAATATGCCTGTCAACATTTTTTTCTGAAGTAATCGCGGAACCCTGTTGGCGGATAACGCCGTTAAGAAGGGCGCGCTTAAAAAGAATCCCAGATTTAGACTTAAGGAAAAGGCCAAGCGAGATCGAGTCCTCGCTTTCCCACTCAGGACAATCAATCCAAGCCTGATACTTGACAAACTGCCTTAACGCTCGTAAATAACGCCTCATTGCTGCCGTTTCCCTTCCTCCAGAATAGTGGAGACCTCAGCCTTAGACAAGCCAATCTGCTCACCGAACTGAAACAAAGTCTCAACAGGAAGCCCCTTCTCAAACGCTCCTAGAATAATTTGCTCCACAGTATAGCCGGTATCCATAAACTCCTGAAGTTTTGTCATCGCTTCAGTTTGAATAGGGTTCCAGCTTTTGCGGGGGATCTTAAAGCGGTCTTCTTGTAGTTTCATATCATGTTGTTATTCTAACGGTTGTGGTTGAGGTTGAATTTCCGGCTGAACGGCTTGCTGAACTCCGTCTTGCTGCAACTGCTGGGCCTTAACTCCCTCGTTAAAGAAGTTTGCAATTTCCTTGCGAAGTTTTCGTGCGCCATTCATATCAACAGTCTCGTATCCCTTAAGCAGTCCTTCAAGACGCTCCATAATCCGTTGAATCCCCTCTTCGGGAAGATCGCGCCCTGTATTAGCTTCCTTCTGCATAAACTGAAGAAGCGTTTGCAAGCGAGTCATGTAGTCCTGACCGGGCTTTACACGAAGCGGAGCGCCTACAAGCAAGGCTGGGATCCCGCGCATCTCGTCCTCCGCTTGATCCATCTGCTTCTCGTTTGGATCTTTGAACACGCGCTTGATTAAAGATGGATCATCCAACTCAAGGATAGACTTGTCGAGTTCAGCTTGGTCAATCCACGGTGACTGAGCAAAGATTTGCTTCCGCTGGACAGCTTTCTGCATCAAAAACTGCTTGCTCACCTGATCAACGCCGCCCTTTGGTTCCAGAAAGTATTCGTCATGTAGAGCTTGCGGATCAATCTCCTGAGAGTCTTGCAGATACCGAAACTGCAAGTCCTTCTTGTCGTATTGGAGATACAAACCCCACGCCTGCTTATAGAGTTCGCCTAGCGCAATGCGAAACAAGCGAGCGCGCAAGTCGCCTGTTTGAGAAGTTTGAGCATTGATGGCCTCGATTTCTGTAGCGGTGCGGCGGTTGGTTGATGATGCCATCTGGCCCATCCCGTAATCTGGATTGCCAATACGCTGCTCCGCCACTTGACGAACGCTAATCATCTCCTGGTCAAAGGAAATCGGGGGTTGCGGAGCTTGAACCGGAACAACGCCAAAAGGAAGAATCTGACCGGGGTTCATCCTGATGTTTGTGCTGTTAGGAATGTCGCGCTCAGCGCGGAAGATTGGCTTGTTAAACAAAGCCATAGCGTCATGCTTGTGGTTCCATGTGTTGCACAAACTCATCTCGTAAGGAGCAAGAATCTCACACACGCCGCGAGGAGAATACCAGCCCTTATCTTTAACTTCGTAACAATAGTCAACAAACGGAGCCTTGCCGTGATCGTAAGGAAGCTCCATCGGTTCACGCAGGTCAATGTCTGGATCAGACGGGCTGTAGGTAGAAACAGTCCAAGTTGATCCGTTACGTTCGTAGACCTCCCACACAATAATCTTCTCACCATTGGGGTCGTGGGTAATTCCCTCACGGGTCTGGCGTGTCTGACGCTGCTGGCTAACGCCCGAATCAATGTTGCTGCCGTGGATCTTGCTTAAAGTCTCCTTGTTAGAATCATAGCGGCCACTGGAAATGTAAGAAGCCTCGCTCATCGGCATGACGTGAACAATGCGATCAGCGCTTTGAAGGTCAGTTGTGTAAGAAGGAACGATAAGGAACAGCGGATTAACAGCGTCAAAGCGAACTTCCTTACGTTCCAAATCCCAATAACACTTCATTACAGCGCGTCCCGAAACCAAGCAGTTGTCAATCCACGAAAGAGCCTCCATTGTCAAATTGGTCTTCTCTTTAATCTTGAAGTCAAACCATTGCTCTGCGGTAGTAGTAAAGGAAGCAAGCTGCTGCCGCATGGGAATAAAGCTGCTAACCACATCCATGCCGACAATTTGCTGGAAAAGAGTTGGCTTGAGCTTTTCAATGTTGGTGTCAATGAGGGGCCAGTGAAGGTCGGCGGCGTTAGGCCAAGGCTTATTCTTCCGGCGCAAACCAGAGTGGCGCATCTCGTACCACATGGTTTGGCGAAGCTCCCATGCTTGCCGCTTGCTCAAGTCGTCAAGAATTGCACCGTGCAGCTTTGATCTTTTTTCTTTATCAGGCATAATACTAGATTTCCCGTGTGTTCAAATGAGGCTCACAAAACATAATAACCTGTCGCCGGTCATCCCGGCGCTCTATGCCAGCAGGAAACCCAGTGAACTTCTAGCTCCTTACAGTTCGGTTGACAAGTTAAAACATTCACCCGCACCAAGAACCGGCAAGCTCTGGGCTGTCGCCTTCAAACATCGAGTCTGCCTGAAGCTTGATTTGCTCAAAGAGTGACAGCCCTCGACGGCTGTGACCAAAGCTCTCAAGACCGCAAATCATCGCCCCAACAATAGCGTCCGCCCGATCTGGAGAGCTAAGCCCTCTCGCCTTCATATCGGTCTTCGACTCAACCATGAGCTTGCCTTTGACGTTGGATGTTAAGCGGCGGGTGGTAAGCTGGGTGACAGCGGCTTCATCCTCCAGCATCCTGATCTCCTTGCGCTCAATCATCCGTGCCGCAGACATCCACAGTTCAGTGCCGCGATTAGAAAATTGATCATCGCTATGCGCCCGCTCCCCGTTGTTTACCCGGTGAACATCCCAGCCTGCATCCCTCAACATATCGCACATCGGAATACCAATGCCGCCTGAATCAGCGTAGATAAAATCCTGCTTCAAGCCTTCCTTCTTAAACTCAGTAATGAAGCGAGCAATAGAAAACGAAGTGTTCTTGTCCCTCCAGCAGATCAACCTCTTGATCTCGTTGCCCTCTCTAACACAAAGAACGTTCTCGTCGCCGCCAGCCGCAAAATCGCAGAACGCAACCTTGGAGCCGTTGACAAAATCAGGCGGGCATTCAAAGCACTTCTGCAAGACGCTATGGGGCAACACCAAACTCTCACCGCTCACCTCCATAAACTCCCCGTGAATCATCGAGCGAACAAGCGGGTGGTTGGCTCCCCACTTCAACTCCTGCTCTAAAACCCAGCTTTTAGAAATGTGAGGGCAATCAAAAGCGGTAACGGTAAAAGTCTTCCAAAGGTCAGCCTCTTTGGTGAAAGCACGGTAAAGCCCGCCGCTGGAGCTACCCGGCGAACTCATCACCAGCAACCGGCTTGGCTGGCAGCGTTCAATTGCTTCAAAAATAGAATCAGGAACAGTCTTCGCCTCATCCACAACCATAAGCAGATTCTCGCTATCTCCCTGTCCGTGCCAGCCCTCAAACTTCCCGGCGTCATTCGTTGAGAACCCAATTGCTCTCGATCCATTCTGAAACCGCACTTCATTGCTAAACATCTCCCAGCCGCCAGAAACACCGCCCAGCCCCGCAACCAGCCGCCTCATTCGCGGCCAAAGCTGATCCTCGACCTGCCGATAAACCCCAGCAGT